CCCCAGCACCTAAGTTTCTTGGTAAGTCTGTCTTCTTTAAGTAAACAAAACTAACTTGCTCGAAAGTAATGTCACAATACAGACCATAGCCTGTGTTAGCATCCTCTTTAAACTGAACACTTGTTACGACAAGGTTGTTTTGGATTCTTTTAAGAAGCCTTCCTGTAAACTCATACAACTGAACAACTTGAATGTTAGGATCAAACTGCCCCGTTGTATCATTGAACTTTACACCAGAGATTAAGTCTTTCAACATATCCCTGATTTGTTCGATCAAGTCACTTCTTGCAGGATCAACCACTACATCAGGAGATGAGTCAGGTAGAAACTGTCCAATGCTATCTGGAATGAATCTACTAAGGACAGAGCTGTCTGTAGAGTTAACAGATACTGCTGTTGGTGCTGTTGTTACGTTGTAGGGAAAGTTACCATCATTATCTTGAATCAGGTAACTACCAGTAGAAATATCAACACCACTGATTACAGCAGACATTGTGAAGACTGGATTATTTTGGATAAAGGCATCTGTTATTGTAAACCCGCTATCAACGGGGTGTTGGGTAACTTTACCAGAATAGTTCTGGGAATAACTAGTAACTGCGTCTAAATATATAAGGCCCGTGTCACTCGGGGACGACTTCCATGCAATTGCAAAACTCATAGTCCACCATACATGCGTTGCTCGCCACCGAAACTCTTGAAAATTGAGACTATTTTTTCTAGGTTATAGGTGTAAGTAGTTTCTGTAAACCCGTTATCTATCTCTTGCTTTGATAGTATGCCGCACTCTAACACTCTTAAACATTCTTGCTCTGCTGCCCTACAGGCTTTAGAGTTAGTAAAGTTAAACACAGCAAATGGTTCAACTTCAAACACCGAGTCCTTCCTAAGTTCTATAAGTCTGTTTGCAGCATTCTTACTTACCCCGAATTTCAGAGCTATCGTAAGGCCAGCGTCATTGATTAAATTGATATAGCTTTGAGTGGGGTTTTGTTTTTTACAGTCACAGCTTCTAGAGCCTTTCTTTAAAGATGTGTAATCAGAAATTCCATAACCCTCACACACAGGACAAGATGTTCTCCACAAGAACTGGCCTGACTTAGTTTTTTCATCTGTCCTTGTAAAAGTTGCCCCCTCAGGGAATAGTTTAAGTGAATTAAGAACCTCGACCATTTCGTGATCTGGTTTTCTAAACCTCTTAGAAACCAGTTCTTTTTTACACTCGGGACAGCCTATGCTCCTGTGTAGGAAATTACTAATAATGCCGCTAGTCCAAACTCCATGTTTATTACACGACAAAGATATTTTAGTAGTCTTCCCTTTATACTCCTGAGCAAAACCAATAAACGTATACCCTAGCAATGTTGCCTTTCTATTAAGAAGAACCTTAAATTGCTCACTGTTACGTTTGGGGCATTTAGAGCACCCACAGGGCTGCTGACCTGCCATGATCGCTGGCTTACTTATCCTAAATGGTTCAGTACCGTATAACTCTTCATCAAGAGAGCATACACTACACCTCATAAGTAGGTGATTGCCGGATACACCAACGCATGTCAGTTGGTTGGTGGCACCAAAGGTTTTTCCTACGAGGTTATCCATTTAAACAACTCCTAAGATGACTGGATGAAGTGGTCGGTGATATTAGCACCACCATCTACAGGATGCTTAGTAACTTGCCCACTAAAGTTCTGTGAGTAACTTACAACAGCATCCATGTAGATGAGGCCACCTTCATCTGGATCAGATCCGCCGTATTTAATAGCGAAGGACATTAATGAGACTCCTTATTGGCAAAGGATGGCATAGCCTCCATCAAGAAGTTGCCAGCGTTGATTTTGAAGCTGTCATCAAACTGCTGTCGGAAGTCTTCTGGGTTCGCTGCTGCAATTGTTACATCTACTTTCATGTCCAACGAAGCTTGAGGCATACCGAAGGAATTGGAATACTGTTGACTGTCCTTTGCTGCTGAGAATGGATCAGAACCTTGGTAGTTTTGCCCTGTAAGTGTATCTCTGGACATTACTGGATTACCTAAACCATAACCAGCTACAGCAGAATCAGACACCGAGGGCGGCATATACCAATCACCTCCTATTTGTGGAACTTCAAATCCACCCACAGTCCCTAGAGCCCTCAATGCAAAGTTAGGGCCGGTAGCCACAGCAGAGCCAAGCTTGGCGTACCTACCTTTTGCAAATTCAACTAATGCACTACCTACGCTAGACATATCCCCACTGATAATGGCAGCTATCACACGCATCTGTGCAGCAATATCCCTTGAAACACCTTCCAGAGTTGGGAGCCAAGCTGGTGTTGCCATGTTAGACATAGCTTCCATTGACTCTCTAATAGCAGCCCAATCAGCTTTCAACTGTGCAGTAGCGTCTGCACCAAGCCAATCAGCAACAAGGCTGTCTCTGCCTTCTAGTGCTCTTGCGAATGACTGCGGGAACAGGAGCAACTTACTTGCTTCAATTGTTGCTCTTTCAAAACCTCTTGCCATTGATGCAACTAGACCATCAGACTCTTTCAAGGTTATGGACAGAGTTTTAAATGTTCTCGCAAAACCACCCTCTACACCAGCTTCTGCTGCAATCTCGTAAGATGCCATACGTTGGTTTTTAAATCTATTACGCTCAGCTTGAGATGCTTTACTAGCTGTGGACAAACCCGGAGCTGCCATTTCAGACGCAATCTGTGCTGCAATAGTGAGGATGTCACCACGGACATTACCTTCTTTCATTGCCTTTTCAAGAGCCTGAATAGACTCAGCGCCCTTCAATCTACCACCTGTCTTCCTCTGCCATGCTTCAGCAAAGATTGACTTAGCACCCGGAAGGCTGTTACCAAGCTGTTTGGTAAGTTCTTCTGCTTGGAGTTTATCCTTACCAGCTACTTGCCCCAAGGCACTGAATACGAGTTGCTGTCTAGCGTCAGAGAGTTTGTTTACACGGCCATATTCAGCAAAACCCTTGAACACAGTACGGGCATCTTCTGTGGTCTGACCTGCGCCAACCAAGTTAGATGTGAGGGTGTTGAAGTCACCTACAGTGTCAACCCAACTAAAACCAACTCTATCTGCTTGGCTCTTCAGCCACTCAAAGTTTTCATTACCTTGTTGGGCAGTACCACCATACGCTTGCGATACAGCTTGAGTTTGGAGTCTAGCTGCAACAACGGCTTCGTTAGCCTTCATTACCTGACTAAGACCATACCCACCCATACCGATAGCAATAGCAGGGCCATACATACGAGCAGCTAAGCCACCAGACACACCAACACCTATGGCAGACCTACCACTAATGCCCCTAGACCTATCAGCTATCCGTGAATCTACATCTGGTCTAACTCTAACTGATTGCTCAGCAACTTGAGCTGCCCTACGCATAGCTGTGGTCATAGACATATTCAAACGTCTTTGATCAACAACAAAGTTACTAACTTCAAAAACTGTTCTTGCAGAAGCTATATCTAAAGCATTACCAAGTTTGATGTTCAGTTTCTTCTGATCAATACTAAACTTAGAAATGTCAAGCTTCAGTCTGAGGTGACGGTCTATCTTCTTACCAAAGGCTTTGAGTTTTGTTTCAAGAGCTTTTAAGGTAGAGTCTACTTTTGCAATTTCTTTTTTCTCGATGCGTATGCCGAGGCTTGCATAGTACTTCGCAATATCCATAACTCTACCTTATTTATTCTTAGATTCTGCAACAGCCTTATCACGCGAAAGCTTCTTCATTGCATCATAGGCATCTAGTGTCTCTAACATATTATACAAGTCTTTAAGACTATATTTTGTACGCATGTCTGCAATAAGATGCAAGCCACCCAACTCATGCGTTGCAACTCTATAGATTTCCCATCTCTGGGAGAACTTATCTATAATCTCTTTCTCTTGTTTGGAAAGAGTTGGTGCAGCAGAACTTTTTAGTCCTCTGTACCGCTCTCCGTAAAAAGGTCTTCAAAGCCCCACTTCAGAATCTCACCTACCAATTCTTGAAGGTGTGCTGTTTTACGGGAGAACAGAATATCAAAAGATTTGTCTGTAATCTGCTTGTTCTCAAAAGCAACACATTTGCAGATGAGCCTCTTAATCTCTTTTGGATTAAGTTTAAATTCGTTTTGGAACAGTTGGTCTTGCAGCTCAAGGGCATCAATTGCAGGAAGGGCAGTAACTAGATATTCACGTTCACCCAATACAACAGTTGTTTGCTCAAGAGCAATGTTTTGAAGATTCATTTTTATAGCCTCAGAAGAAAAGGATGCAGAGCATCAAAAGGATGTTACTAATTCGTTTACAGCAAACCACTTACAAAGTTACTGGCGGCATTGAATACACCATCAAACACAGAAGTACTTGGTCTGCTGTTGCCACCTACAATAAAGGTATCTGTAGTTTGACATAAAATTGACCAATTTCTATATTCAAAAGTACCAGAGAATACAGTCTCAGGATAACCAACAATATAAGCTTCGTTACTACTAAATACACTAGCTCCGCTATTATCTTTCAACAAGATAGCAAGTCTACCTGTCCCTTCAATCAAATCCAATCCGTGGATAGTTGACAACACTTCATTGCTCTGAGATGTTTGAAGAATAGGGAGTGTAATGAAAGAGCTTGTATCATTAGTTGGGATTCTAGTGTGCTTACCTCTAATGCCAAATACAGGAACAAAGCCATCAACCCGTCTTGCAATGGTGATACTTTCCCAACCTGTAATCTGATAACCCCCAATAGTGAGGATTACGTCGGAAGCACTATACGTATTTAGAGAGAACTTCTTGTCGGCCATTTATAAAATCCCCTCTAAGATTGGCAGAGCACCAGCAGCGATATTAACAAGGTCTTGAACAATGCTAGATGGATCTTCATTGTTACCGAAGTTAATAACCGCTTGAGAACTTCTTAACACCCAAGTACGCTGATCAATAGAATTACTTTTAGCAAGCTGAGGGAGTTCTTCAATCCATGTAGTAGTAGAGAAAAACAAGTCAGTACCACTATGATCTTTGACTAAAATTGGGAACTTGCCGCGTTGAGTAATTTCATCCAGTTGCCACAACTTAGTTAGAAAGTCATTAGCTACAGTACCATTGTGAACAGTGATACGGATAGTGTAAGTCTGGTCATTATCATAAAGCCTTGCTACAGTACCATCAGGAGTGCGCACACTCTTGAAAGGCATGACATCCTTGTCAATCGTGATGAATGTACCATCGACGAAGCCTGTGATATTGAGCAGGCCAGCTACCAGAACATTTACATCATCTGGGCAATAATTGGCAATGCTGGCCATTTCAAATCCTTATTTAAAGATTACTAATTTTCCAACGATCATCTACAACTGCACCAACGGCCTCAACAGCGGCTACATCGGATGCGCTCATGAGCATGTTGCCACCAATGAACAAATCACTACCAAACATATAGATGGCCCAATCACGAGTCTCAGTAGTAGTACTGAAAGTTGCAGTAGGCGGGGCTTGGATAATTGCATTACTGGACGACATAACGGTTT